TGTAGCATTTTGCAAAAAGTGTAGCATTTTGCATTGCATTTTGCTACAGTAGAAAAAACTTGATGTAAGTCGTTACAGCATAAGGGTTTACGTCAAATTTTGCGGGGCAGTCGTATCGTAAACCCTTGCCACCAAATAACTTAGGGGGGTTTTTTCGTTTTTCTTCATATTACTATGAAAAAAGGTGAAAACCCGGCGGTGGTCTAAACTTAGTAAGCACTCTACATATAATTGGCCAGTTTATTGTAGACTTTCCCCACCTTAAGCATATCTTTACAAATCAAGACACTACGAGACATAAGAAACTAAAAAGGGCAGACACAAGCCTGCCCATTTTTTAGTACCTATAGTGTCGGGATCCTAACCATTGTCGATAAGGATCATTATCCACAGGATAAACGGGAACCCACCTATACGTTGGAACCCACTGATAAACTACTGTTTTAGGCTGCAAAACAGGAACCCAAACAATTTCTTGTTTAACTACAGGAGCATACGTTACAGTATAGTTCGTTACCGGCGCCACCACTAATGGCTGAACCGGCTGAACAAAATATACCCACTCATTTGCGATACCTCGATTAGAACATACTGATATTAAAAATAATACTAGTATTGCAACTAAACTTCTCATGACTGAGTACTTTCTGCTGTATTGTTATTTGATGGTCTTCGACCTCTTGGTTTAACAATAGCCAGTTTTCGCCTCTGACGTCGCACCATTCCTACCGTAATAGCTCGTGTTCCATCAATCTTATTCAAATAGGCCGCAATCTCATCATCCTTCATAGATTTAGAATTATTTAGGATAAAATCAAGCTCTTCTTTTGTCCACTTTTTATATGTTTTTGACATTTTAATCTCCTGCTAAATTTGCCTTTTGTGTATCAAACATCTATAATAGTATAAATAGAACAAAATTCTGGTCAAGGGAAAAATGATGAAAAAAACAGAAATTGATAATTTTATTCCTTCTATATTAAAAGTTATTGCTAGTGAAAATCTTGTAACAGCCGACGAAATAAATGATACTAATGACAAGCCACTAAAGGATCTATTTGATGAAAAAGAAAAAACCGAGGAAGAACCAAAAAGTAAGTGATCAACAATTCTTAGAAGTATGGGAAAAAATTAGTAAAAAATTAGGTTATAAATTTAAATTTGGATATCATACCCACGAGGATATGAAACAGCAGGCCGCTATATTCGCACTAGAAGGTCTTAAAAATTACGATCACGAAAGACCTCTTGAAAACTTTCTTTGGACCCATGTTAGAAATCGATTATTTAATTACAAACGAGATAACTATCAAAGGCCCGACAAACCTTGTTTAACTTGTCCTTTTTTCAACAAAGCTAATTCTTCGTGTTCAGAATTCTCTAATCAGAATGATTGTGAATTATATGCGAGTTGGAGCAAACGTAACGATGCTAAAAAGAATATAATGAAACCGATAGGAATGGATAGTTTATCCGAAACAACTAAAGAACTAGTATCTTCATCATTACTAGATAGTATAGGCAATAATGAAATACTAAATATTATCAATAAAAATATTAGTGTTAAAAATCGCCACATATTTCTCAAACTACAAGGCGGCAACAAAGTACCCAAGAGCGAACTTAAAAAACTCATAAGTGAAATTCAAAACATACTAAAAGATCATGACATCCAACTCTAAAAAAAGAGGCCAATTAAGCCTCGAAGAAGAAAAATTTATTCGTGATAATATCAGTCAAATGACAACGGAGCAAATAGCTTCTAGTCTTAATCGTAATGTGGCTCCTATCAAACGATACATAAGTGAAACTAAAAATTTACAATCGGCTGATCAGGTAGCGGAAGATGATATTCTAAAACAAAAATTATACAGCAAAACATTCTGGCAAGAGATCAAAAAACAATTTGACGAGGAAACGGGCGAGCTAGAATACTTTGAAAACATTTGGATAAATTTAATGAAACAATTTCGTGAGGATGTTCTTCCTGCCGAAGAACTTCAGATTAAACAATTTATCACAATAGATATTTTGATTAATCGTAGCATGAAAGAACGTAAACGTCACATAAGCGAAACCGAAAAGTTACAACGATTAGTAGACGAAGAATACGCAAAACCTCTCGAACAAAGAGATATTCCTAAGTTAGCTAATCTAGAAACTCAACTAACATTTTCTCGCAATAGTATTGCTAATTATACTAATGAGTATACTAAGCTTTTAACAGAGCAACAGAAAATAAGCAAGGATTTAAAAGCTACTCGTGAACAGCGTATTAAAAGAATAGAAGATGGTAAAAGTAGTTGGGTGGGATTAATACGAATGCTAGAGGATGAAAATGTAAGAGAAAAAGAGGGGCGGGAAATGGAGATTATTAAAATGGCATCCGTCAAAGCTAAAGAACAACTACAAGAATACCATTCATACCAAGATAATAGATTAGATATGCCTCTATTAACTCCGGAGTCGGTTCTTAAACAACAATGAAACGAGACTATTCGGATCCTTTATACAAAGAGTGGCGCCTTAAAATTTATAAACGAGACAAATTTATGTGTCAGTGGCCAAATTGCAAAAGTAAAAAATTACTTCATGCTCATCATATAAATAAATGGGCCGATTTTCCCGGACTAAGATATCATCCAGATAATGGAATAACTCTCTGCAAAACCCACCATCAAATGATAACGAATCAAGAAGAGATATACGCAGCTGCTTTTCTTAAGATTTTAGAAAGTCGTAAAAATGTTTAGTGATCCTTTTACTATTATAGTTGATACTAGAGAGCAAAAACCATGGTCTTTCGCTGGTCATGCTACCGCACACTCTAAATTAGATACCGGAGACTATAGTATACAAGGATTAGAAAATATATTAGCAATTGAACGTAAAAGAAATGTAGCAGAAATAGCTAATAATATTACTGAAAAAAGATTTAAGGATGTGATAGATCGTTTAAGTAAAATAAAATACTCATATTTATTATTAGAATTTGATATGCAAGATATTATGACATATCCTATAGGTAGCGATATTCCTCGTAGACTCTGGAGCAAAATACGAATATCTCCAGCATATATATTAAAACATTTAGTTGATTTACAAGTAGATCATAATATTAAAATTTTATTATGTGGGTCAGCTAGTAATGCGGAAAAAATAGCATTTTCTCTTATGAGAAAAATATATAATGAAAATAAAGATCTAATACCCAAAGATTCGGAAGATCCTCATGTATGATGATGCATGGCTAAAACTTGGTAATATAGACGAATTAATAATACCGACTAATCCTATGATTAGGCGTTCTGAGAGTGATATAGAAAATCCTGATCGTCATTTAATTAAGCTTTTAAGAAATCCAGAATATTTTGGAGCAACTTGTAAACTTCTTTTTGATCTTGAGCTTCATCCCATGCAAATAGTTATATTACAGGAATTTTGGGTACGAGCATTTCCCATGTTCGTTGCTAGTCGTGGTTTTGGTAAAAGTTTTCTCTTGGCATTGTATGCTTTTCTGAAGTGTTTGTTTGTTCCTGGTACAAAAATTGTTATTGTTGGAGCAGCATTTCGTCAGAGTAAGGTAATATTTGAATACATGGAAACCTTATGGAGAAATAGTCCAATTATACGAAGTATATTTACGGGCAATGATGATGGTCCTCGTCGAGATGTTGATAGATGCACCATGAGGCTTGGTACTAGTTGGGCCATAGCTATCCCATTAGGTACTGGTGAAAAGATTAGAGGTCTTCGCGCTCATATAATTATAGCTGACGAATTTGCCTCTATTAGTCCGGATATCTACGAAACTGTAGTATCAGGTTTCGCTGCGGTAAGCGCAACACCAATACAAAATGTTAAAAAAGAAGCTAAAAAACAAGCAATGAAAGAAGCTGGTATATGGAATGAGGATCTAGAAATTCTAAGCCATAGTATGGGTAATCAGGCACTAATTGCTGGTACAGCGGACTATGCATTCAAACATTTTGCCTCGTATTGGAAAAGATACAAATCAATTATAGAGAGTAAAGGAGAGAAACATAAATTAGAAGAAATTTTCGGCGGTGAAGTGCCAGAAAATTTTAACTGGAAAGATTATAGTATTATTCGTATTCCATATGAATTGATTCCTAAAGGATTTATGGATGACAAACAAGTAGCGCGAGCTAAAGCTACTATTCATACTGGTATATATAATATGGAGTATGCTGCTTGTTTCACAGAAGACAGTGATGGTTTTTTTAGAAGATCATTAATAGAAAGTTGTGTTACTAAAGAAAGCTCTCCTATCACCATAGGAGGACAGCCAATACTATTTGATGCAAAGACCAAAGGAGACGAAAAATTAAAATATGTTTATGGTATAGATCCAGCATCGGAAAAAGATAATTTTAGTATTGTTGTATTAGAGACACATCCTACTCATAGTAGAATAGTATATTGTTGGTCTACTAATAGAAGTAATTTTAAAGAAAGACAAAAGGCCGGATTGGTTCAAGAACATGATTTTTATGGATTTTGTGCTAGAAAAATACGAAATTTAATGAAAGTATTTCCGTGTGAGCGTATTGGTATGGATGCTCAGGGAGGCGGCATCGCCGTAGAAGAAGCATTACATGATCCTGATAAGTTACAAGATGGTGAAATACTAATATGGCCAGTCATAGAAAATAAACCAAAGGATACTGATGATCAACAAGGACTTCATATTCTTGAATTAGTTCAGTTTGCCAGAGCAGACTGGACAGCACAAGCTAATCATGGTTTACGCAAAGATTTAGAAGACAAAGTGATATTATTTCCAAGATTTGATGAGTTAAGTCTAGTTTTCGCTATGGACCAAGAAAATAAAAATATTATTACAGATGAATTAAATCCATTATATGATAGTCTTAGTGAATGTATTTTAGAGATAGAAGAATTAAAAAATGAATTAACTACAATAATTATGACACAAACAAGTTCAGCAGCAGGAGCTAGAGATAGATGGGATACTCCTGATCTAAAAATGCCAAATGGCAAAAAAGGCAAGTTAAGAAAAGACCGATATAGCGCTTTATTAATAGCTAATATGTTAGCAAGACAAATGAATAGATCAATGGCCCCAATCAACTATGATATAATTGGAACAAATGCTTCTCAATCAGTAAAAAATATTGGTCAAATGTATAAAGGACCAGCATGGTTTACAGAAGCAGCTAATGAAGACATTTATAATGGAATCTATAAATAGAGTGTATATTATCATTACAATCCTATTGTAATAGAAATACATATTATGACTAAAAAATATCCAAAAAGTGAAGCTATAGAGAATGCAAAACTGGCTGATACAGAAGCTTATGTTGTATGGGGAGAAGATCTAGAAAGTAAACAAAAGGCTTTCAAAGCATCTTCTGAATGTTTAGAGGAGTATGGATTATATAATGCAACAGCTATGTATAGAGGTCGCACTAATGACTACTCTAATCTTTTAACAAATATTTCTGGTAAACCAGGATTAACTCGTGCTGGTTACGACTATTTTAGACCAGCAGAAGCAGTACCAACACACATAAAAGAAATTATTGCAAAAGCAGATGATGTTTATCAAAAAGTAGGATTAGTAAAAAATGTTATAGATCTCATGGCAGACTTTGCTGTTCAGGGTGTTAAACCAGTATGTAAGAATAAAAAAACAGAAAGATTCTATCGTAAATGGTTTAAAAAAATAAAAGGTAAAGATCGTAGTGAAAGATTTCTTAATAACTTATATCGTGTTGGTAATGTTGTAATAAATAGACAAACCGCAAAGATTAGTTTAAAAGTAGCTGATGAATTTTTTAGAACAACAGCAGCTGATACCACAGAAAGAGATGATGATACTGTTAATGTAGAAAAAAGAGAGATTCCATGGAGATATACTTTTATTGATCCTGTATATGTTAATGTTTCAGCAGGAGCTTTATCATCATTTGTTGGACAAAAAAGATATGAATTAATGATTCCTCCATCTCTAAGAAAAATTATTAACAGTCCAAAAAGTGAAAATGAAAGAATTATTGTTTCTGGATTGCCACAGCAAATTATAGAAGCAGCAAAAAATAAGAAACCATATCCGTTAGATCCAGAAAAGATTTCGGTTTATCATTATAAAAAAGACGATTGGCAGGCATGGGCCTATCCAATGATCTATTCTATTATGGATGATATTACCGTAATAGAAAAATTAAAACTTGCAGATATGGCAGCTCTTGATGGTGCTATCTCCAATATAAGAATTTTTAAATTAGGTAATCTTGAACACAAAATTGCACCCACAAAAGCAGCAGCATCCAAACTATCTTCTATATTACAAAATAATACTGGTGGAGGTACTATGGATCTTGTCTGGGGTCCAGATATTGAACTTATAGAAAGCAATACAAGTGTTCATCAATTTTTAGGAGAAGCTAAATATACGCCACATTATAATAGTGTCTATGCTGGTCTTGGAATTCCACCAACACTAACAGGAACATTCGGTGCTGCCGGAACAACTAATAATTTTATCTCTCTAAAAACATTAACACAGAGATTACAATATGGTCGTGATATGTTAACAACATTTTGGGAAAAAGAATTTGAAATCATACAAAAAGCTATGGGATTTAAATACTCAGCAAAAATTGAATTTGATAGAATGGATCTTAGTAATGAAGATGCTGAAAAAGCATTACTGATACAACTAGCTGATAGAAATATTATTAGTGATGAATTATTACAAACCAGATTTGGTTTTGATCCTGAAATGGAAAAAATTCGTGTTAATAGAGAACAAAGAGAAAGAGATGGGAACAGAATGGTTCCCAAAACAAGTCCATGGCACGATCCAATGTTTGAGGATACACTTAAAAAAGTTGCCTTACAACTTGGTATAGTAACTCCTAGTCAAGTAGGTCTATCGCTGGAAAAGAAAAAAGCTGGAGAAAAAACGGCATTAGAAATGAAAACACCGCAATTTCCAGGAGGAAATCCTGTCAATGTTAAAGATTCGCCAGAATCTTTAAAAGGAGAACCACAGCAGGGTAGACCTAAAAATTCAAAAGATTCCCAAATAAGAAAACAGAGAAAATTTAGTCCACAAACAGGAGCCAAAATACATGTATGGGCTAGTGTTGCGCAGGATAATATTTCAAATATTGTAAATCCAATTATGCTAGAATTTTATAATAAAAAAAATATAAGAAGTTTATCAAGTACAGAATATGAAGAAATGGAAAGCGTTAAAACCAAAGCTCTATTATCTGCTAAACCAGAAAAACCTATAGATGAAGAATATATATCTAATATATTAACAAGTATTAATAATATAGAATTAAATATAGTATATAATAATTATACAAAATTTCTCAATGAAATAAAGGCCGCTTTCGCTAGAGAGTTAACCGTAAATGAACTTAAAGAGGTAAAATCTTATTTTTATTCTATGGTGTATGAGAATTTAACCTTTTAGAGAAAATTTATGAAAATATATAGACAAGAAAAACTTGATGGGTTATCTGAAATTATAAAAGCCAATTCATCAATATCATCTGCATCACTTGCTATACCAACAGACAAAACAAAGACTAAGGCGATATCAAAGTCACTTAAAAGTTTGGCTTCCTTCGATGATACTGATCTATACTATGTTCAGTCAATTTTAGTAACATCATCATGGAATAAAAATGATGATATATTCGATAAAACAGAAGTATGGGCAGCTAAAAATACTCCTGAAGATAAGCCAACAAATTTAGAACATGATGAGTCAATAATTATTGGCCATATTATAGCTAACTGGTCAATTACAGACGATGGTATTCTTATTGACGATGAAACACCATTAGAAAATCTACCAGAAAAATTCCATATTGTTACGGGATCAGTTATTTATAAAGCATATATTAATCCAGAACTTAAGGATAGAACAACTAAATTAATAGCAGAAATTGAAAATGGTACTAAATATGTTAGTATGGAATGCATGTTTAAGGGATTTGATTATGGATTAATTAATGAAGAAAATGGAGAATATAAAATTCTTGCAAGATCAGATAATACTGCATTTCTAACTAAATATTTAAGAGCATATGGCGGTATGGGAAAATACGAAAATCATAAAATTGGTAGAGTTCTTAGAAATATTACTTTTTCTGGGAAAGGTTATGTTGACAAACCAGCCAATCCAGATAGTATAATATTTAGTAAAGATAATTTTTTCAATTTTGAACAAATAAAAAATACAGAAAAGACTTTTTCGGGTGTATCAGAAATAAGCACAATTCCTATGGAGAATAATACTATGAGTATAGAGAATCAGGTTGCAGAACTTACAGAGAAGGTTGAAGCTATGCAAGATTGCGCAAGCGCTACTAAAGAAGCATATGCTCAGATCTCTGAACTAAAAGATAAAATTATTGCACTAGAAAGTACAATTGTTGAAAAAGATACCGAAGTAGCAACAATCAAAGCTGCCTACGAAGAACTAACTTCAAATACAGAAGCTGCTAAGAAAATGAGTCAAGAAGAGATGATGAAAAAAGAAGAGGACATGAAGAAAGCCAAGTCCGAACTTGATTCTGCTCTCGAAACAATAGCTGCTTATAAAAATAAAGAAGAAGAAATGATGAAGAAAGAGAAGAAGATGAAAAGAATGGCTTCTCTACTAGAGAAAGGCGTAGATCAAGAAGTAGCAACATCCGCTGTTGATCGATTTGAATCTCTAGAAGACTCTGCTTTCGAAGCTATGATCGAGTTAGTAACTAATGCTGCTAAAAAAGTAGCTGAACCAAAAAAGAAGATGATGGCTTCAGAAGAAAGCCCAGCCGAAGATGTTCTTGATACAGTTGAAACAGAAACTGAACTTGATCTAAGTGCTGGTTCTGATTCTACAGAGGCTGTCAGTACAACTCGTGCTGCTTTAGTTGATTTTGTATGCACTAGACTAGGTAAAAAACTTAACAAGGGAGAATAATAACATGGCTCTTAAATCAGATCGTATCGAACTCCTTACTGATATTTCATTTTTCATGACCACAACTGCCGAAAGAGGCGGTGTTGTATGCGCTGATACCAGTGGTTCTGGCGTATCTATGGATGACGCTAATGCTGTTGTCAAGTATGCTGCCGCAGCTTCTGGTGCTAAGCCAGTAGGCGTCTTACTAAATGATGTTGTTGATCTTGATCTAACAAGACAGCACATTAACTGGCATAAAGATGAAGTACAAAAGGGTGGTAAAGTCACAGTACTTCGTCAAGGTCAAGTAACAACAGACATGCTAGTGTCGGGTATCACTCCGGCTGTTGGCACTCCAGCTTATGTAGGAGCCAATGGTCTAATTGGTACATCCAGCACCAATGCTGTTCAGATCGGCTCCTTCCTAAGTGGTAAGGATGCTGATGGTTATGCAAAAGTATCAGTCAACATCGTCTAATCTAAGGGAGAATAAAAATATGTCCAATAAAGCTTTTGAACCAACACCAGAACTTACAGATCTTCTTATTCGTTCTGGTTCGTTAAATAAAGAAGAGGCACTAGCCGCTAATGCAGAATTTGCAAAAGCTCTAGAACTCCCACTTCGTCAGGGTATTTTAAATGGTGATATTCTAGATGGTATTTTTGAACCAATTCAGCTTGCTCAAAGTGCCACTCCAGAATTTCCATTAGATTTTATTGCTCCTGGAACCGAGAAGGACTTTGTGGCTTACACAATTCCTAATCATGGATATATTCCAGAGAGACACGTCGAAGGCGATTACGTCATGGTTCCAACCTATGACATCGGCGCTAGTATCGACTATCTCTTAAAGTATGCTCGTGATGCTCGCTGGGACGTTGTTGGTCGTGCTATGGAAGTTATGGAAGCCCAATTCGTCAAGAAGATGAATGATGACGGCTGGCATACACTTCTAGCTGCTGGTGTTGATCGCAATATCGTCGTGTTTGATAGCGATGCTGCTGCTGGTCAATTTACCAAGAGACTAGTATCACTAATGAAAACAGTTATGCGTAGAAACGGCGGCGGTAACTCCGCTAGTAATAACCGTGGTATGCTAACTGATCTCTATGTATCTCCAGAAGCTATGGAAGATATTCGTAACTGGGGTGTTGATCAGGTCGATGAAGTTACTCGTCGTGAGATTTATGTTGCTGCTGATGGCACACTAAATCGTATCTTCGGCGTTAATCTTCATGATCGTGACGAACTAGGCGAAGGTCAAGAATATCAACTATTCTATACCAGTGTTCTTAGTGGTTCATTAGCCGCTAGTGACGTTGAATTAGTTGTTGGTCTTGATCTACGCAAGAGAGATAGCTTTATAATGCCAGTTCGTGAACAAGTTCAGATCTTCGAGGACGATACACTACATCGTCAGAAGAGAGCTGGTTTCTATGGTTGGGCAGAGCAGGGTTTTGCTGTTCTAGACAATCGTAGAGTTCTACTTGGTTCGCTCTGATCATAGGTAATGTTATAAAAAGAAGCCGCTCCAAATGGGGCGGCTTTTTTTGTTTATTAGGTGTATTTATTAGTATAACTATTACTCTATGAGGAAAATCTATGGCGTGGCAAACAGAATTGACCACTATGGTGCGCACGTTAATCAACGATGCTGTCGAACCGTATCAATTTACCGATACTCGAATTATTGATACTATTTTAGTAGCTGGTAAATATCTTCAATTTGATATTGTTTTAGATCATACATATGCAATCGATGTAATTAATAAAACAATAACACCAGATCCAACAGATGATGATGATGAAATTTTTATGATGTTAGCATCTCTTAAAGCTGCTTGCATTGTAGATCAAGGAACTCTCCGAAATAAAGCAGCCAATGAAGGTATACGCGCCGCTCTTGGTCCTGCTAGTCTTAGTGTTGGTGGCGCTGCCGCTGGATGGGCTCTTATTCTTGAACATGGTCCGTGCAAACTATATGATGATCTTGTTGAACATTGGGACGTTGCCAATGCTAGTGCTGTTGCTGCGATACTTGGTCCATTTAGTGGTAATAAGTTTGATCCTGAACTCAGGTATAATATGAGGGTTAGAACATCTGATCGTACAGGTTTTTACTCGTAAAGGATATAAATATGCCAGCAGGCACATATAATTTTACAATCGAGCAAGGCGCCTCATTTGGTTTTAGTCTAACATATGCAGATGGTAGCGGTATTCCTATAGATCTTTCTGGCTTTAATTGTGCTAGAATGCAATGGAATGCAGATAATAATAGTGTCTATCAGTTTAGTACTAGTAATACTAATAGTGGATTATATTTATTTGAGTTTAGTTCACCATTGAGCAGCGGAATTATTAACTTTAAAATACCAGCCAGTATCACAGCCGGATATAATTTTACATCAGCAAGTTATGATATGGAATTAGAATCTTATGCAGTTTTTTATTCTGGCGGAGGCCCACAAATTACACGACTTTTACAGGGAACTGTTACTATACAACCCGAGATTACAAAATTTAGTTGCTCTGGTGTCTAATGAGTACTGTTACCATCAATCAAGAATCAATTAATCCTATTATTTCTATACAATCGACAGAGGGAGGTATAGTTAGTGTTAGTGGCGTATCTAATACAAATTCTATTATCACTATTAATGAAGGTCAACAAGGACCGCCAGGAGCAGGGGCTCAAGGCATACAGGGTATACAAGGTTCCAACGCAACTATGCAGGGCGTACAAGGACCACAAGGCAATCAGGGCATAATTGGCTCTCAAGGTACCCAAGGTATTAATGGTTTACAAGGTATACAGGGTTTAATAGGTAATCAGGGTATACAAGGAATTCAAGGTATTCAAGGTATACAAGGCTTACAAGGATTGCAGGGCATCCAAGGTGTTCAAGGTGTTCAGGGTGAATCTGGCACAGACGCATATATGCAGGGTGTTCAAGGAATACAAGGCTACGATGGAAATCAAGGAACTCAAGGTATCCAAGGTATTCAAGGTACTCAAGGCCAAGCTGGTACAGACGCATATATGCAAGGTACTCAAGGAATACAAGGAGAAATTGGAATTCAAGGTCAAGAAGGCTTGCAAGGTATTCAAGGCATGCAAGGTATCCAAGGAATACAAGGAGAAACTGGCACTCAAGGTATCCAAGGTATCCAAGGTCAAGAAGGCTTGCAAGGTATTCAAGGCCAAGCTGGTACAGATGCATATATGCAGGGTACTCAGGGGATACAAGGCTACGATGGTGCTCAAGGTATGGCTATGCAAGGTATGCAAGGTATCCAAGGAATACAAGGAGATGCTGGTATTCAAGGCTCTCAAGGTATCCAAGGAATACAGGGTTATGATGGCATACAAGGCTACGATGGCGCTCAGGGTACAGACGGAATTAATGCATTAACAGGAGGAGTTAAATATACTTTTGACGATTCGACTACGGATAGCGACCCTGGCTCAGGATATTTTAGATATGATGATAGCACACTAGGTAATATAGGATACATATATATTAGTGATTTAGATTTTTATAGTAATAATTTATCTAACTGGTATTTATCTTGGGATGATAGTACTAGTATACCATATGTAGGTACTATTACTATTGTAACAGAAAATGGTTTAACAAATATTTTTAATATTGATCTTACAGATCCATTGACTATTATATATTCTACTAATTATTTTAAAATACCTGTTATAAATATTTCTGGTTCATCTATTCCGCTAGATGAAGAAAAAGTTATTATTGTTTTTTCTAGAACCGGAGATATGGGTACTCAAGGGATACAGGGTATACAGGGTACTCAAGGGATTCAAGGATTAAATGGAGCATATGCAGCTCAGGGGATTCAGGGACCAGTAGGACAAGCTGGTATTATGTATCAATTTAATAATAATACTAGTAATACTGATCCGGGTACTGGATATTTAGCATACGATAATTCCGTAGCAGCCAGCGTGACGAATATTTATATAGATGAAAATGATTATTTTAATAATAATCAGACAACATGGTATGAAATATGGGATGATAGCTCAACACTATCTAATATGGGTACTTTATCTATAATAGATATTGATACTAATGCAATTAATATTTTTTCTATTGTAGGTAATGTAAGTAGTTCTTCTGGTTATTATATCATACCGGTATCACATATATCTGGAACTACAATACCATTAAATAATAATATTCTAATAGTTATATTTTCTAGAACTGGCGATGTTGGTGAGGGTATACAGGGTATTCAAGGTGTTCAAGGTATACAAGGCATACAAGGTATACAAGGTATCCAAGGATTAAATGGAGAATATGCGGCCCAAGGTATTCAGGGTACTCAAGGATTAGATGGCTCATTTGCAGCTCAGGGAATCCAAGGATACGATGGAATTCAAGGTATCCAGGGTTATGATGGATTAGGATTGCAGGGTATCCAAGGAATACAAGGAGATCTTGGTCAACAGGGCGCTCAGGGTACAGATGGATATGGACTTCAAGGTATTCAAGGGATACAAGGAGCTGATGGGATTCAAGGAATTCAAGGATTAGAAGGGTCTCAAGGGATAACTATTCAATATCTTGACAATTTGGATGATGTGACTATCACTAGTGTAACCCATAATGATGCATTAATTTATAATAGTGGAACAGCAGTTTGGGAAAATAATAATAAAGTTATATTTACTGATATAGATAATATATCTGGTGCTAGCATAGTTAAAAATATAGTAAAGATTAGTCAAATAGATTATGATAATCTAGGAAGTTACGATACTAATACATTATATGTTATTACTTAATAGTAATATAAACTGTATTATATAAAATATATGTATAGTGAAATTACTAATTTTGCTAAAAAAATTATTAATGATGGTGGTAAAATTATACCATTGATTATTAATAAAAAAGATATTATTGGTCCATCACTAACTAATCCATCCGTATTAAATTATAATGGTAAATTACTAGTAAATTTACGTAATGTAAATTATGTGCTCTATCATGCTGAGCATGGCGTGAACGAGCATGTGTGGGGCCCATTATGCTATCTTCATACCGAACAACATCAGGTACTATCAACACATAATATAATATGTGAGTTAGATAATCAATTTAATATAGTAAATAATAGTATAGTAGATACAAATGTTCTTGATGTTAAGCCGCTATGGGAATTTATAGGATTGGAGGATGCCAGATTAGTAAACTGGAATAATAAATTATTTCTTAGCGGAGTTCGTCGTGATACTACTACAAATGGTCAGGGGCGAATGGAACTATCAGAGATAGTTTATGAAGATAATAAGTGGAAAGAAATTTCTCGACAAAGAATGCCAGCCCCAGGAAACGATTCCTCATACTGCGAAAAGAATTGGATGCCAATTATTGACAAGCCATATACATATGTTAAATGGACCAACCCCACAGAAGTAGCAAGATATAATCCAGCCAATAAAACTACAGAAACTATAGTTTTAACAAAATATCAACAACTAAATACCCGAGATCTTAGAGGAGGATCTCAGGTTATACCTTACGGTGACTACTATCTTGGAATCACACATGAGGTGGATCTTTTTAAGAGCGAGGCAGGACGTAAAAATGCCACATATAGGCACAGATTCATCTTATGGGACAAGACTTTTAATCTCTTGAAGATCAGTTCTCTTTTTGATTTTATGGGCGGCAAAATTGAGTTTGCTTGTGGCATGACCGAATATAATGATCAGATTCTTATTACTTTTGGTTTTCAAGACAATATAGCTTTCTTATTAGTTTGTACTAAAGACTCGATAAATAGGATTATAGGATTATGAAAGAACTATATGAATATGTAAATAATCCAGATAATGATCTTATTAATTTTAATCTTGGATTATACTATGAGAATCTACAACAATATTCCCCAGCCTCAACATTTTATTTAAGGGCGGCAGAAAAAACAGATAGTATAGACTTAAGATACGAAGTACTTCTACGCACCTTCTTCTGCTTTAATGCTCTGGGCAATAGGTTTACAACCTGCGAGGTTTTGCTAAGACAA